CCAGAATCCACCGAGATGACACGGAAGGTCTTCAGCTGGCCGGTATCCTGCTTGGTGATGTGATGCACAGCATTCAGCGTCGCGATCGTGAAGCAGTCGCCAGCAACCACGTTGGTCGTCGAAGAGACGGTCACGGATTGGAAGCGATTGTCAACGTTGCCGACCTCACCAGTCGTGGCAGTGGTCGTGGCCTTCGGAGTGTAGATGTTGCCACCTGCATCCAGAGTGCTGATCGTGATACCAGCGCCACCAGCAGCAGCCTGCAGGCGGTTTGCGTAGTCGAGTTTGTAGGTCTCGAAAGACGCCACAGTGCCGACGTAGGCCTTCTCGTAGGCGGTGACCGGCTTGCCCTGCATGGTCTGACGACCTGCGAGGTTGCTGGCCATGCCATTGTAGTCACGGGTGCTCAGCGCCATGTAACGGTCGAAGGCTTGGACACCTTGCTCATTCATGATCGCTTCGGCCTGTGCCACGTCATCGAAGCCAGAGGCGGCAGTCGAACGCTTGACCACCAAAGTGCCTTGCAGTGCAGCAACACGCATCACGGCCACGTTGATGTCGGAAGCCAGTTTCTGCTTGGCAGCTTCGCCCAGACGCTGCTCTTGCAGAGCATCACGAAGTTCTTTCGTGGTCAGCACCCAAGGCACAGACTTGCTGTAGCCGATGCGAGCCGGCACAGCGAGCTGCGTGTAGTCCTTGAAGTTGGTGGTCTGGTCAGTGCCGTCAAACGACTGACTGATGTAGGGTTGCGGGCGCCAGATGGTATCGCTCGTGCGTTCCATCGTCACCTGGTCGGTGTTGTAGATGGAGACGTTGCGGGACAGTACCAGGGCGTCCTGGAAACCTTCGAGCAGGAGTTCGAACGCGACTCGCTCTTCTTTGCTAAACAAATTGGACATGGAATACTCCTATCGGATTGAGGGATTACTTGGCATTGCGCTTCTGCATCTTGTACTGGGTGACTTTTGTGTAGTCACCAGTCTTCGCGGCATCGGCACGCAGCCGTTCGAGGGTTGAGTCAACCGCACCAGATGAACTGCCGGTTCCCCGGACAATGGTATCTTCAGGCGGAGGTGCTTTGCGTTGTGATACTTTCAATTGAGTCTCCAGTTTCGCCACCGCAAAAGCATACTTTACGGGGTCAGTGATTGAAGCCAGCTCTTTTGCTTTCTTCGGGTTCTTGCCAAGCGCATAGATCAACAGCGCAGGATTCTCAGCACCTTGCAGAATGATGCCTTGCTGGGTCTGGGAGAAGGTCTCCTGAGCCACATGCTCTGCATCATCGAAGTCTTTCACCTTCAGTTCGGTCTTAGCCTTGCCGTAGGATGCCAACTTCGCTTGCCACGCATCGTTCGCTGCCTTAGCCTCAGCTTCCGCCTTGGCTGCTTGCTCATCGACTTTGCGTTTCTGCTCATACCAATTTGCCAGTGCTGCCTCGTACTTATCCGTGTCGTAATCGTGCTCTTCGAGTTTAGGTTTCTGGCCCAATGCTGCCGGTTTGGTCTCAGCAGTCGTAGCGCCTTTCAGCTTCTCTTCGAGTTCACGCTTCTCACGTTGAAGTTCGCGGTAGTTCTTGCGCAGTTCACGAACCCATTCAGGTGCATGAGCTTGCTCTTCTTCTTGAGGAGGCGGTTCCTCACCAATGGTCACAACAACATCATCAGACTCACCAGTGCCTTGACCTTCGCCCTCACTAGTTTGACCTTCACCGAGGTTACCCTCGCCTTCGCCCTCACCAGTTTGTTCGTCGTCCAAAACAACTGTGTTGTCATCATCTGCTGCTGTAGTACCGTCTGCCTTTTTGTTCATGGTTGACCCCCATTCGAAACTCACCCGATAGAAGTGGCCGGGTGGATACCACATTACTTGTCTTAGTGTTCAGCGACAGCATCACGCTGCAGGTGGCGCTGATTCACCAAGAGCTTGTGTCATTTGAAGCAGCTGACCAATGTCGGCCCGATCGATATTCGATAAGGTCTCAGCAGTCTTCGCTTCAGTTTCTTTGGCCTTGGCAATGGTCAGCACGGTATCTGCTCGTGCCTTGACTGCCGCAGCCGAAGCCTGATCAGCGGATGCTTTAAGGAACTCAGCATTTGGATCAGGTGGTTGGTTCTGCAACTCTTGCTGCAAAGCTGCCATCTCTTCATCAGAAGGTTTGACAACTCCCATTTTAATCAGTTTGTGGCGGAAATAATCACGAACTTCACCAATACCTTCGCCTTCCATATTCATCATGGCCATAGCGCCAAGAACCTGAAGTGTCTCAGGATCTTGGGTGATGCTCATCATGCCAGTCAGCGAGCGCACGGTGCTTTGCTTCTTGCTGGCTGACGATGGGCCGATGTCCACACCAACGTCGAAGTCAGCCTCAGCCAAGTCATTCTCGTACTCCACCTTGCCAGACTCATCGACGCGCGGCTTGAGCAACTCGATTTGAGTGGTCTCGCCCGAACCGGTGACGCCCTTCATTTTGCGGCCTTCTTCGACTAGGATGTCCTTGGCCATAGAGAGCCAGACTTCACCTGAGCGCTTGATACCCTTGCTGAAGTTGCTGATGTAGATGAATGTCTGCATGTCGAGCTTATTCTGGATCAACTCAACTGCTTTGCCGCTGATGTTGGGCTGCAACTGCTCACCGGCCTGTTGGTTGCCCAAGACATCTTGCATATCCTGCTCGGTGATTTGCAGCAAGGCAGCCATAGCCGGAGGAATCTCAGGAGCCTTGGTGTAAGACTGAGCACCAATAGCAACGGGCTGACCGTTCTGATCCGTGAGTTGGTTGATCAGTAGGTATGGGTAGTTTTTGATGTTGTCCTCAGCCCACATTACTTGGTGGCCAGCGACTTGCTCAGGCGTGAATACCGGTTTCTCAATGGAGGAGTAGGCAGCATACTCGCCAAGCTTGCTAAGCTGCATGTTCTTCAGGCGCTGAGGATCCTTAGCCAAGCGGACATGGCCCATGCAGCGTTCCACGTTATCGACGAACCAGCGTTTGCCGTATACGGGAATGATGGGGATGCACTTGCCAGCAATGAAACCGCAGTCCTCAAGGATACCCTTGCCTGACATGATGTACTTATGCACCTTGCGGCGCTTCACCTTCTTCTGGCGGACTTCACGGAAGCCAGTGGCTGCAAGTGTCTCTTCAAGGGTGTCGTCCTCATTGAGTTCGCTGTCAGATACTTTGCGCTCAGTACCATCGAGACCGCGGTAGATATGGATAATCTCGCGCTGCTCCTCAACACAGTAATACTCAGCTACATAGACAACGTCAGGCGTAAGCCAGTCGAACATGCGCTGATGAATCTGCTTTGGCCACGAGGCTGGGTCGTCATTGTACTCTTCACGATAGGCATCGCGCGTCATGGCGGTCAGCACAAAGCACTTCTTGGCATCAGCCTTGTCTTGGCGCTTGGCGTTCAGGTCGAAGAACACTGAGCTGTCAGCGTCAAAGATCGGTTCGATGCGGATGCGTTGGCGCTCGTCCTCGTCGTCCTCGTCGTCCTCGTAGCAAGTGCGCAGACGCCAAGCACCGAAGCCACCACCGACTGCCTCCTCAAAGGCATTGTCATAGGCTTCCTCAGCTGTACTATCCTGCTCGTCAGCCCGGTACAAAGAGGCGCAGGTATCAGCCAAGTCGTCAGCATCCTCACCTTCCTTGCTGACGAAGTTCACGCTGATGCGGTTGTTGCGGTATTCGTTGATGATGCGGATGACGGCCAAGTGAATCTTGTTGACTTCAAAGCGCGGCTTGTTCTCGAACTGGACACCGAGTGGACCTTCCCACTGAGCACCTGAGATGGAATAGAAGCGGCGATCTTGCAGACACTGCAGGCGTTCATCGCGCAAAGCAGTCTGGATCTTCTCAAACTCGGCCATGGCATCCTGATGGATGAGTGAGTGCCGTTCTTCTTTAGTGCGTGCCATGGTTAGGTCCTTGTATTGAAATGGTTGACTGATGGGAGTGGCGCAGCATCGATGACCTTCTTGTCCATGCGGATCGGCCATTCGTAGTCAACGCAGTAGCCCACAGCAGTGGTGATGTGTTGGTAGTCGCTGTCCTCTTCAAGGAAGGTACTGCCCTTCTTGATCTGCACGGTGGCAAAACCTTTGTGCACGTACTTGGCCTTCTCGATGTTCACGTACAGACTGACCTCGCCCTTGGCATTGCAGATCTTGGCACGAACAGCATTCTGCCTGTCCTTAATGGCGGGAGCGGCAGCTTTAACCTTGCGCTCGACTTGCCAGTTGTTGGCACGCAGCACTTGCTCCATCTCAGTGTAGTCTGAGGCGTGGCCATGCTTCTCACCAGCACGTCCTGCAGGGTCACCGTAAATAATGACCTTGCGATTGGAGTGGTTCTTGAACTTCTCCACGAACTCGAGAGCCGACTGCCGAGCGACTGCGCTGGTCAGGATAATCTCATCGAGAATGTAGAAGTCATTGCCGCGACGCACACCGATGCCTGAGCTCATGGGCGTAAAGTTGAAGTCGTGGTGCCACATCAACTGCTCATGTGTCTTGATCGTCTCAGTGGTGTAGTTCTTTGGGCTGTAGTCCTCGTACACACGGCCTGACGCGGTCTCGAAGCTGGCCTCGTATTCCTGGCGATACTGGCGGGGCGA